AGTCATTGAAGAATTAGCTGATGTAAATCCACCACTACTCTTATTAGAACCACCAGATACTTTTTTAGTAGTTACTCTTGGAGCAACTGTTGATGTTTTAGAACTAGGAGAAGTTGAACCACTAATATTAGTACTACCTTCTGTGTATGTTTTACCATTAACAACCACTGATTGACCTTTAGTTAGTGCTTTACCTGTTTGTGGATTGTATTTTACTGTTTGTGTTGCCATATTAAAGTGTAATAATCTTATAAGTAATAAATAATTTCATAGTACTGTTTCCTGTTGCAAAGTTACCAGAAGAATACAACTTAATAGCAGTGTTACTAAGCATTGGTGTTGAAACACTTCCTGAAGAAAAACTTCTTCTATTTACAGAGCTAGAGGTAGCTGTAATTATAGCATTTGCAATAGCCGCATTTCCTTCATCACCAAAAATATTAGTAGTATTACCTGACCATACTGGAAATAAAGTATTTCCACCTGTGTAAGCTACACTATTATAAGTAAATGAGTAAACTATTGATTCTAAAGATATTACTTTACCTACACCTGGTGCTGGAATTATTTCAAGTGGTGTTGTGTTAATAGCTAGTAAGTCAGCTGATGTAACTGATACCGTTTTACTAAAGTAACCATTTAAAGAAACAGGAGTAAATAGTTTAGCTGTTGTTGAGCCTGTTTCTGTTCCTAATATTAATTCAGAATCAGTAGCTTCTTCTACGATTCCACGTACCGTTGTACTTGCGTTAGATGCTCCTGCGGCAACAATAGCATCTATAGCATCAGTCATTTCCGCCCAATGTTCTGCTGTAACATTCATTCTAACTGTTTCACCTATTGTATGTGTTTGAGCTGTTGTACCACCTAATCCTCTGTCTCCTATATTTGAAATTGTAACAAAAGCTCCATAAGCATTAGAACCTACAGCTGAGTAATAGACTATCTCTCTGAGGGTAGAATTGTTTGGTGATATAACTAACCAACCTGATGTTGGAGTTGGAGCTACAGAAACATTAAAATCTCCAGTTGTAGCTGTCCAGTTTCTTGTTATTGTTGTTTTGTAGAAATTTTGAAGTACTGACATATTATGGTTTTGTTACAGGTACTAATACTATTAGTCTTCTAACTACTGCTGTTGCGTTATATGATGCTTCAAATCTTCCTATATATAATCTATTAGTATCAATTACAGCACTTATACACCCAGAAGCTCCATCTGTTTCACTACATGATATTATTGTGGTGTCTGTAAAAGCAGATAGAAAAACATCATTTGCCTTTTTAATTAGATATTGTGTTGTATCTGTTAAAATAATATTATAAATATTAGTACCATCATAAATAAATGAACCTAATACACCAAATCCAACAGCAGTTGTTGATGTTGTGGATGTTGTTAAAGTAGTTCCACTAATAGAAAGTCTATATGCAGTTGTTGATGCTTTTGATGTTGTTAGATAAATATATGTTCCATCTGTCCATGTACTAATATAATAATTATCCCCTGATACGTCTATTGCAGGCATAGTAAGTAATGTTTCACCTGTTAAATCTGCAAGATTATACCTATAACCTACGACATTATTTCCAGGGTCATAGAAAGCATATAAATAACTTCCCACTATAACCATTGAACTATATTGTCCAACAGGTGTAGCATTTACTGCATGTGTTTGTTTATATATTCCTGTATTAGTATCTCTTTCATATCTAAAAAATTCTGTTGCAGCTAATGATGTTGAGATAATTATTACTGAACCATCTTGATTAGAACATGAAGCCTGTAGGCTTTCATTAGCTATTCCCTTTACAGCAATTCTTTGGTAGAAAGCTGGAGTAGGCAATAAAGATGAGACTGGTGAACTTTGCCAATCTGTTCCATTAGAATTCATTAAATTACCAGCTGTACCAGGAGCTACTAATGGTATATTATGAGCTGTATTAATATTATCAGGAGTAATTAAGAGTGGATGACCAGCACCACTACTACCAGTACCCGCATCAATCTCTGCTGGAGTAGCTAATTCTCCACCACCAAAAGTTGTAGTTGTAGCATCTACTACTCCAGCAGCTACAATATTAGCAATTTGGTCATTCATATCATCCCAGTATTCAGCAGTTATGTTCATTCTTATTGGTTCTCCTTGGGTATGTATTTGTTCTGTCGTACCACCGACACCACGTTGAGATACTGTAACATAATCACCATTTAAATCTGTACCTGTTGCAGTATATTTAATTATTTCACGAATAGTTGAATTATTTGGAGAGATAACAAGCCATCCAGATGAAATAGTTGGCTTTACACTAACATAGAAATTACCAGTCCCAATAGACCAGTCAAGTAGTAGTGTTTGTTTATAGAAATTTTGTAAGTCGTAAGCCATTTAATTGATTGTATTATAACACGTTTTGATTAATAAGTCAAGTTACCTAATAGAAACGATACCTCCAGGTGCAAATGTCTTCTTTTCTTGTTTTGTACCAGAAAGGGCAAATTGAGCTATTGTGAATGTCTCGGAAAGTCCACTATTTGATAATTGAACTGTAAGGGATTGTGCTTTTGAAAGGAAAGATACTCTACGTTTGATAAATGGAGCACTAACAGGTGATTGTCCGAATCCATCAGCAACAAGGTTCTCTCCATAATCAACTTCACCCAAAGTAGCAAGTTCATCTTCTGTTCCAAGTCCAATATAAAATGTTTTACCTAGAGATGTTCTAATATCACTCTTATCTTGGTAGATAGTAACAGCAATTTTAGCTTGAAGGTTCTTAAACATTAAATCAAGGTAACGGTAGATATTAAATAGATTAAAATCCTTATCTTCAACCTTCTTGAATATTACAGTTCCAGTAATAGCGGTTGAATTGTCATCAAGAAGGGTATCATCCCATTTTAATGTAGCAAATGGAGTAACATTTTTAACTGAATAAACTGTATTATTTATAGAGTATAACTCAGAACATTTTGATTTATCTCTACTTACATATTTAGTCCAACTATTCTTATAAAGAGTATGGCAAACAAAAAGATTATCATTTAGTGTATATGTTACTGGTGTTAATCCAACAGCAAGATAAAATCTTCGATTATTATAATGGCAAGCAATATACGGATAATTTGTTTCTGGAATAGTAAGGAGAGTTTCTTTGATTGGCTCTGAAAGAACAGAAGAATTCAAACCAAGAACACCTGTTTGTTGGTCTTTAAATCCGAAAGCACGAACCTCACGCCCTGTGAAGAACCAAATATCATTTTCAACCCACACAACACAGAATCTATTAACAGCTCCATAACGATTAGATTGGAGTTCTTGTTTATTATAATAAGTACCACCCACATCTTGAACACGTGTAACTTTCCAGATTGATTTCTTTTTAAATATAAGTAGTGCTCCGTAATAGTTTTTTATAGAAGTAACAACATCAACACCAAGAGGTTGGAATAAATCAGAACCAGAAAAAGTTGTAATTGTTGTAACATTTGAATAATAAACAGTAAGTGGTTCAGCTGTTACACCAGAAACATAAAGTCTATCTTCAAAGATTTCAAGAATTGTCCCTTTAGGGATACCAGAACAATCCGTAAATGTTGTACCATCCCAAGAGAACACAGTATCAGTTCCATTAGAACAATAAAGAACATTATTATAAACAACATAAGACATTCTTAGGTCAGTAGTTACTGTTTTAGATGTATCAGCCCATAGAAGTGTTGTAGTATTAAAAAGTTGGAGCTTTGTACCTTTAACTCTAATGAAATAAGATGTTCCATCTTTCTTTTCGTAATTAAAATGTGAGTGCATGGCACTTGTTTCAGTAGCTCCAGATAAAGAAAAACCAGTATCTTTTGTGAGATACCCAGTTTCGATAAAATTCATGTTAGAAGGAACACTTCTTCCACGTGAATCATCAACATCTATGGCTTCCACCATGTTGTCTTGTATTATACTAAAAGTTGATTTTTTAAAAGGCATAATTAAATGTTACCAGTAATTTGCACCACCACCTCTATAACCCCCTAATAGGTCAACCCCTGTAAACATTTGTCCACCACGTTGATTACCCTCTTCGTAGTTACTTTGTGCTGATATCTTTTGATTTACCATAGCTTCATATTTACCTGCATAGTACGCAGAAAGAGATTCATCTTGTAAATCTTCAAAAGCTCTAGCGAGGATTCCATAAACTATACACTCATGGAAATATTCATTAACAGATGGAGTACTACCTGTTGTAAGAGTAGTAGTTTTTGGGTAATATTTAATAGCTAAGGATGTAGTAGTTGTTGGGTATGCTTTTAATGTTCCACCCTCTACTGTAATCATATTATTAGTAATTTTATTATCAAAATCTTCAATTGAAACTTCTTCAAATGTATTATTACTTGAATCTTGTCCTGAGCCATATAGAGTTCCAAAATCAGAAGGAAGAGAACCAACACCATTTGTAAAAGTTACTGTTGCTGATTGTATCTTATCATTTGTAAATGTTCTTTTAATTAAATCTAGTTGAGCTAGATTGGCGTATATAAGAAGAGTATCATCAGAAAGAATCTCTGTTGTTGCTTCTAAGAGTTTTGCACGTGCTAATGAAAAGATTTGAATTACAGTTAGGCTCATTTTGATTTAGGTTAAATAATAATCCTATCTCAACCCTCCGAAGAGGACTGAGGAGAACTACTAGAGGTTAGGCTAGAGTTGCACGAAGCACAGCACCATGACCACGATTACCTGCGAAAACCTTACGACCCCATACAAGAAGACCTTTACAAGTCGTAATGAATGAGTCTTGAGATATTTCAGAAGGAACAATAGATGTCTTCATGATTTGAAGAGCCATAGAACAGTAAGTCTTGTTACCAGCAACGAACCAGTAACCAGTTGAGTTGTCTCCTGCAATATTCTCAGTCGTATAGACTTTGAATCCCGCAACAGAACCAATCAAACCTTTCTTAACTACTCCATCATAAGCTTCTGGAACTGCTGGGATAAACTCTGGAGCTTGCAATAGCAAACCTTCAAACTGAGAGTTGACTACAATGAAGCGGTCAGTCTTAGGAGAAAGAGATTTACCTAGAGCTGTACGAAGTGAAATAAGGTATTGGTATACATTAGATTTCGTAAGAGCTATAGCAACTGCACCTGCGATAGAGTAAGTTGTATCTGCAACTGCTCCACCTGTATATGCAACACCATCAAGGTCTTTAATAGTGATAGAAGTGTTACTTGAACGTGCAGTAATTAAGTAAGAACCTGTCAATCCTGTGATTGTAAAGATTCCACCTACATGTCCTGCTATCCAAGTTGTACCTGTACCTGTAACTACACCTGTAGTAGCGGCAACTGCTGCTGTACCTGTAGCATAGGCTGTACCAACCATGTTAGCACTTAGAACATTCTTACGCATATAGTCAAGAACGTCAATATCTATAATATCTTCCATGTCATTCTTTGTATTCTTAGCATACTCAGTAATAGCATTGATATCATTTTGGAATTTATCAATATCATCAACTCCGAAAGAGAAGTAATATTGCTTATCAATTATGAGGTCTTCATAAGTTGGTGTAAGTTCCTGTTTAACAAGGAGCATACCTTTCGTATAAGCAGAAAGAGCTATCTTTCCAAGTGTACGAACACGAACACGGTCTCCGCTATCTTTAATAGCACCTTCATATGTTGTGTTAGTTATAGAAGGATAGAGAGTATCATTGTAAAGTAAATTTACAAGTTTTAATGAGTACTTGACTGGAGTCAATGCACCCATTACTGGGGTAATAATTTGAGACATATTTGTTAAATTAAATTATAAACATATTAATGTCGCAAATGATATTACTTTAGATTTTTCCTGAGTCCATAGCCTCATTAAATTCTTTAGATTTCTTAGCGAATTCTGTAGGATTTTCCTGAGACATTCTTTGCCAATCTTCTAGTGAACGATTTACGCTTGTATCTTTATTACCAGCTGTACTTCGCTCTGAATCAACACGGTTAGACATATCAGTAGCTTCTTTAGCACCTATCTCCTTAGCTTTATCAAAGAGGTGAATCTTTGCCACATCCTTTAGGATGGACTCGACATTTTCAGGAACATTGTTAACATTGAAGTACTTGCTCTTGAATTCATCTTTTGAATTAGCTAATTCTGGATATTCTTGAATGGTTTTGGCGAAAGCAGAATCCCATACTTGTTCATTATACTGTTTAGTTGCGTGAGCTATAGCAGGGTTCTTTAAGAACTTATCCTCTACTCTCCTCGTAATGTTATCAGTATAAGCAATTATGCTTCTCTGCGTATCTTCATCCATATTCTCGAAACCAGGATAGATATCATTTGCGTTTTGATAACCTGCATCTTGCGAGTTATCGTTGTCTTTTAGCTCAAGTTCTCTCCTTAATCTTTCGATTTCAGCATCCTTTTCCTTTTGTAATTCTACAAGACGGAGGGCTTCTTTAGAAGACTCGCTAAACTTTTTCTGGTAATCCACTGTATGAGCGACATTCTCAATAGTGTCATTTGTAGAGTTTTCGTTCTCTTGCGTTCCTTGATTAGTATTTTGAGAGTTAGCACCTTGTGCGTTCTCTATATCCTTATCAAATGAGTTTGCATCATTTTCTGTTGACATAAATATTTCTTAGACGTTCCTTTTGATGGGAGTTTGTCTTATTATTTTTAATTAGCTTTTAGGGTACTATAACCACAACCTTAACACTTCTTACCACCTTTCTTCTTTTTATTCATTTTATTTAACTAACTGTTCAATCGCTTTTTCAGCAAATTGTTTCTCGACCAAAGGACTGTTAATAAAACCAATAACTTTCTTTATAAATTTTACTTCCATCTTTCGGAATATTTCATCTTCTTTAGAAAGATTAATATCTGTTAATCGTGAAACAGCAGTATTTAATTCAGATTCCAAGAATTTCTGTACATCATCATCTGTTAATTTTCTTCCACGTAATGAATCTTCCCATTCACGATATGTATTCTTTTCTTCATCATTTAATTCTTCAAAAGATGAGACACCTATTTTTTTTAGAAATTTTTCTAAAGTTCCCATATATTTTTATACTTATTAAACCAATAATCTCTATTATAATTTGTCTTAGCATGACAACTACGACACAAAGAAATTAGATTATTAGGATTACAATTTTTCTTATTATAATCAATATGATGAACATCTAATTTCTCAACTTGACCTATATCTAATTCATCCTGATGAATACCACATTCATAACAAATAAAATTATCTCTTTGTCTAATACTTTCTTTGAATGTAAAATTCCAATCTGTTGTATAATCCTCAAAAGATTTTCCACCCTGCCAATTAGGATGTTTGTCTCCAGAATTAATACCAATGTGAGATTTTGAGATGTTAATCTTATGAGTTTTAGATTTTTGTTTACCTAAACTTGCCTTGCTCATTTTTAATTTTGTTTCAACAGAACGTTTTTTGCCACGATTTGAATTAGCAATCTTTTCTATAACTTCTCGGCTTCTTTTGTAAATTCCTGATGGCATTATATATTCCCTGGTAGGGCATTAGTGCTTTTAATACTATCTTGTGGGTTATTTACATTACTTGGAGCATCTTGCATTTGATTAAGTGGTGCTTCTTGATTTTCACCAGCCATAATTGTCTGTATATCTTCATCCGAGAAATCAAGAAGTTCCAATTCTTTCTTTTTAGCAATTAAAATTGCTGCTGGATTATTTGCGAATGAATTTTTAATGTATTGAATCTTCTTTAAATCAAAATCATCTGCAACACTCTTCTCTGCTTCAACTTCTACCTTAACTTCATATCCATTTGGACTCTTCCAATCAGAAGGATAGATTTCTTTATCATAATAGTTTCCATCTGAACCCTTCTTATATAATTTTAGTGAACCATGAGAGTTTTCTTTTAATAGTTCATAAAACATTGTTCCAAGTTCCTTCCAAGCGGCACGATAATTCTTTGATACAACCTGATTCATTCCTTTAGAGCCTTGAAGTTGTAATTGAACTTGTCCAAGTGTCTGTTCACCTGCTTCTTTTATTCCACGCTCCATTGGAGTTTGTGCAACAGAAGATTGAATAAGGTTTTTTAGCCAAGTAACTTGATTAGAAACATCATTAAGTGGTTGAATTTCGATTTGCTGTATAATTTCTTTTGGATTTCCTGGGACACCATACATTCCGAATGGTTTAGGTTCAAAAGAACGTGGTTGAAATGTTCCATTAAGAGTGTTAAAGAAGTACATTCCAAAATTTCTATAACTTCTATTCTCAAGGTCTTGAGATATGTACATATTTGTAATCTTATTGAAAGTACGTACACTATCTGCAATTCCATCAGACCAAAAGTCTGTTGCATCTGGGTCAGAAGCCCATGTGATAATTGGAATTCTTTTCATTCCAATTGCTTCTTTTAATGGTTTGTCTAATAGTACAACACTATCTGTAGCAATAACATGAAGATGACGGACAAATTGATTTGCTTCTTTGTCCCAAACTAATTTATATGATTCATTTAATTCAATAATTACATCCGTAGCCCCATAATCATCAAAATTACTAACACCAAGATTTTCCAAACGCTGTTTTCTCATTTGGTAAGACTGTTCATCGTAAGATGCTTTTATGATTCCATTTTTAGTATCAAGGTACTGTTTTAATTCTTTCTTTCCTTCTGGTGTGTATTTTGGATTAGCAAGAATTTCTTTAAGTGAACGATAGATATGAGTATGCTTAACGAAATTAGCAGTTTCAATATCAAGAGGATTAACACGTGGGTCAATTTCAATATCGTATGGGTCAATCAAGTCAATAAATATCTCTCCATTAGACATACCTATTTTTTTAAATCCTCTACCTTGTAAACCTACTATTTTCTTTTCAACATTATCAAGGATATCAAGTTTAAGTTTGTCGTAATAATAAGAATAAATCTCATTCATTATGATTTCACCATCTTTATCTTTATTACTTCTATCACGTGTTTCAAACTTTAATTTTGGAGCTTCGTCTATTTTAGAAATCCAACTCTGAATTGTTTCACGAATAATAGGAACATTCACTGGTTGTCTTTGGGTTAATCTATTTGTATTTACCTTATCTCGGTAAAGAGAATATGATTCATTCCATTGTAAAAATCTGCGTTCTTTAAATTTTACAGATTCCTCCTTGTCCCTAATGTGGTCAAGAATAATTTGATAGTTTTTTTCCATTAAGCTGTATTATAACATAATAATAATAGTTTGTCAAGTCTATATTCCAAATTCGGGATATAGGGGTTCTACACCCCCAGTTTGAGTGTTTTTAGTAAATTGGTTTATATGTATTGGTTGTGTAGGAATCTGCCATACAGCTAGGGCTAATGACATCACTCGGTCATCATGCTTTCCATCTGGAACTTTAATTATTGTCCTTCCTGTATCAGACAGTTCATATGTCATTGATTTTAGTTCATGTAATAGAACTTCATCATTAGGAATCTTGATTTTATCTTGTTCTAGAAGGATTTGAAGGTTCACAAGGAGGTCTGTTCTGCTTGTTCTGTTGAATCTAAAGGGTTCTATATTCATTCCACGTGAATTGAGGTCATCAAACACTGGTTCTCCGACTCCTGTTGAGTCTATAACAATTCTACCCCGATTATACCTAAGATAAGCGTTCTCAATACGGGCTTTCTGGAGATTGTAGTCCATCTGATTGAAGCTATCTTGCTTTTGTAAGTGAAAATCATTTAAATTAAAAGGCGAAATGACCGTGAAGTCATTATACTTTGCAAGGTCAACACCAAGTTGATACATCGCAAGCTCTTTTGGTTGGTACTCTTCCCATTTGTAGGTATTTTCATCAACTCTACGGAAGAATCCAAGTCCATTGTCTATAAATACACAGTAGTACTCTTGCTTAAAGAGGTCTTGTGGCATTTCATTTCTAGCTTCTTCAAGGTCTTCTCTAGAAAGTGCTTTTGTATCTTCAACTGTGAGTGTTTGAACGAACCATTTCTTGTCATTCTTAATAGTTTCCATTAAATCCCATGCGTGGTTAGTTCCACGGGGAGTCATAATGAATATAGCCCATCCTTCGTTTTCACGTAGAATAGGAGATATAAAGTTCCAAACATCCTGTTTCATTAGTGAATACTCTGAGAATACAACCCCGATAGGGTTAGTTCCAACAATACGGTCAATGTTATCAGCTCCAACCATCTGCAAAATAGAACCATTAATAAGTTCTATAATCATATCTGATTGGTTGATACTTTTTACTATTTCTTTTGGAAAGTGGTCTAGGAATTTGAATCCTGACTTGTCTGCTCCAGTCCAAATAACCTTCTTTGCCTGTGCATATGTAGGAAGGAAGTAGTAGTACGTTCCAACACGCTCCATCATCTTCTTTGGGAGGTTAGCGAATATAGTTTTATCTTTTCCAGAACGTCTGTGGGCTACCCAAAACAACCTCTTTATTCCTGAATCCCAGGCTTTAAGGATTGGTATTTGATATGGGCGAGGTTTAAATGCGTGTGGTAGGGTTATTTCTGCCATATTATTTTAACAACTTGTGGTAAAGTAAAATTACAGAAATAATAATTATTTATAAAACCTCTATATAAACCCTTACCTTTACCTTTCTTAATTTTCTGTAGTACCATTTTCATCTATTTCTTTTATTACTGCATCTTCTATTAATTTAATACCTTCTTCTACAACCTTATTTTCAATTTCTAGTTGGTTATCTGCATATGAGATAGAATTTATTTTAATATCACCTGACATCTTTCCATCCACCTCTGTCTTTGTAGAATATCCTTCATCTTTACCAAGAGTGGTAACAATTGTTTTAGAGACATCAGCAACAACACGAAGAACATCTTTGTCAATACCTTCTCTTTCTTCCATAATAGGCTTACCTTCATCATCTTTACCAACCTCAATAAGTTTCATAGTAGAATAGTCCATATCAAGTATCCTAGATAGGTTTCTTTCTGCTTTTGTGAGCATATTAGAACGTCTAAGCTTATTTTTACGCTCCTTAAACCACTTAAAACTAGCCATATTTATAGCTGAATTCTCTGAATATCCAGCAAATAAAGCTGCTGCTTTAGCACTTGGATTACCAGCTTTCCATGCTTTTACATAGTATTCCCATGCAATATCTTGCCTTGGGTCTTTAATATGACCCCCCTTACTCCTCTCTTTAGGATTTGTTACAATATTCCCAGCTCTTGAAATATACACCTCTTCAACAGACCCATCATCCAGAGTTATAAGTTTAGTATTTTCTAAATCTTCTGGAGCTAGAAGATTTTTGTCTATATTTATTTTATTTTCCACCTTCTTTATTCTTAATAGCTTCTTTTATAATAGCAGTAATATGATTCTTTAAATCAGTATTTACAGTTAGAGGGAACATGAAGTTAACATTCTCAACTTTCTTCTTATCTCCTTCTATAAACAATTGTAGTGTACCAAATACAACTGTATGTACTTTAGCATCTTCACCCTTTTCAGGTTTAGCTAAAGCTCCATCTTGAAAATGAAGACTTAACCGCTTCACTTTACCCTTAAAATGGTCTGATAATGAGAACACCTTCTTAACATTAGTAGTTTCTTTTTTCATATAGGACATATTATAGCACAATATAAGTTATTTGTCAAGTACTATATCAATCCATAACTTGACTTTTGATTTTAGATATGCTATAATGGTATCGGCAATTAAGGAACAATCAAATAGCATCTCTCTATAAAATATTTGTATGGCTCTAGAACGGGGTACTATTTGTTCGTACTTATACGAACGGAAATTCTTTTCTTAGGGGGGCTTTTCTTCTCTCTTTTTCTTTCCTTTCTTTTTCTTCTCTTCTTTAAAATCCTACACATCACCGCTAGGTGATTCAGGCGAAGCCTGATGAGGATTCTGTGTCTCAACGTACAGTTGGGGCTTTTCTTTATATAGATTTGTGATACATTAATTATGAACTACTCTAGTGGGATATGTACCGCTTCGCCCGCCCGCATAAATAATTTCTTCCCCTCCTTCCGTCAACATAAAACAATAAAATACTTATATGTCAAGTAAGTAGTTGATTATGTGTTGATTTATATAGCTAATTTGATATAGTACCCTGTTACCCTTGTATGTTTAATGTCGCACAACAGTTATTCTACGACATTACCATACAATCACATACAATCTGTGGCAGAATTGAGAGCGGGAGAGAGATATACCCTTTTTACCCTCTCATATACCCTATTAAACACCTTATAACCCTTATAAAGCCATGTAAATGACCCACAATAACCCTTATATCCAATAATTACATTTATATAACATAAATATAACCCATACTATCCCATATTATCCCATACAATACCATTATGTCAAGTATATTGACTTATATCAAACAATATGCTAGTGTATAAGATTTTGCCAAAAAATAACATCTGTGTTGTATTGACTTATCCACAGTCAATATGATAGATTAAAAGATTTTGCCTTGCTATAATGTATACAGGTCAGAGAGAAGTATTATAAATAAGTAGATATAATTATATGGTTAAGTATATAAAGTATAAAGGTAAAAGAATAAAGGTCGTGATAACACCATTACAAGATATAAAGCTAGTTAAATAATATGAATGATTTTAAAAGAAGTGAGATTGTGCTTGGTGCAGTGATGGCGATAGGTGGGTATATAGTATTCTATGGTATATGCTGGGCGGTAGTAACATTTATAAAGTAAGTAGTAATAATTATATGGCATTATATGGAAAAAATAGATGTCCTTGTACATTGTGTGATGACACTAGAATAGGTATAGAAATGTGGGTACAGCATATAGGGTTTATACTTGCAGGGTTGATGGTAATAGGTTTTATTATAAGTTAATTTAAAAGCATTTTTACTTATGTAATCATAAGTATGAGTGTAATCATGATTATGTATACATTATATATCGGGAGCAATAATATAACAGGAGTATTGGAAAAAGAGAAAGCAATAACTATAATTAGTCAATACTTTAATGGTTTTAGTTATTATGAGATTGATGGATATTGGCTAGGCAAGCGTGAGAATACATTAAAGGTTGAAATAATAACAAATGATAATGAAATGATTATTTTATTATGTAATACCCTAAAAACTAGACTTGAACAAGATAGCATATTAGAGACTTATATAAATATTATAAGTAATTTTATATAAATATATGGAAGATTTAACAAGAATATTTTATGTTGTCGATAGTATAGAAGATAACGAAGAATTATTTGAGACTAGAGAGGGAGCAGAAGCACATTTTGACTTATTGAAAAAAGAAGATAAACCAAGACTATATATTGCTATGGTGCGAAATGCTTTCAGGGAAGAAGATGGACAATGGAACTATGATGATTTTTCTAACACATTCCAAATTGTAAAATATTTAATTGATTAATGTATTGCTAGGCTTGCTATGGTTGCATAGCGGGCTTGTGGAGTACATAGCACAATTAATATATCGCTTTGTATCCCGTGGATAGTGTCCGTTCATTGATAATTAAATATGAGTACAAACAATTTTAGATTTGAAAATATTTGTGTAGTAGTACACAATTCTACAGAATACTACTGTGAGAATTGTGAAACCTATCAAGATGACAACAGTACTTGTGAAAGCTGTGGGAGTAAAGAAATGAGTGATAATGCTATATCAGATTTTTATGATGATGATATAGTTTACTTTACTGATACACTTGCAGAAAAAGTGAAAGGATTTGAGAAGTATGATACAAGCCATAAGTTATCAAAATGGACTAAAAATGAAGCTTTGATACTTGGAGAAGTACAAATACATAAAGATAATGGAGAATATTATGCAAGTGTATACGCTACATATAAAAGCGGATACTATTCTGGTGCATGCTTGGATTATGTCGTTGAATATGCTGATGTATACGAATACGGAGAGCATAAGAAAACGAAGAAGCTTGAAAAAAAAATACAAAGCAAGTGTAATGCAATAGCAAAAGTATTGCGAACACTTGGTACAGAAGTTGTGAAAGTCGCACAATTCTCGAATGGTGAAGCCATTTATAAAGCAGTAAAATAACATGACTAAAAAAGATTTTGAACTAATAGCAAAAGCTATAAATGATGGGAGAAAATTACCAATAGAGATAAGAGAGACAAATAAGCCATATATAAGTCATGATGACTTATTAGCTGAGATGTTCGCTGATAGACTGATGAAAGTTAACCCACGATTTAATAGAGATAAATTTTTGCAAGCTTGCGGGGTAGAAGTAGAATGTAAAAATAAAGACAAGAATGGTAATGCTTGCTACGATTGCGAAAGTGGACAAGGGTACGCAATTTGTGGAGATACAATATAGAGTTTTGATTTATAGGTAGCTAGACTACTTAAAACATAAAACCGATACATGGACACTGTAGCGGTTTTTTTGTATTTAATTTTATAACATACATTTTATAAAAGTCAATCATATCATTTAAATATAATTATAGCAGATAACTAAAAGTTTTTAGTACAAAGATAGGGCAAGTCAAATTTGACAAAGATAGGGAAAAATGTTTTATTACAAAACTGTTGATAACTTTTCTTGACATCATATTTCAAAAAGCACATACTAATACTAAGAGAAAAAAGGTGCTTCACATTGTTTTAAAAAAGAGCACCTCACATTGTTTCTCGGTAGACCCATTAACTAATTCTATCTAACATGAACTAAAGTTCAGTTATAGTTGATGAGTTTATCCGACAAATAAAAATTATTAATTAAAAGTCGGGAATATGTTATGACGAATCAAAAACTTAGAGTGAATTTTAGCGAAGAAGATTTGCAAGATTTACAAAATGGGGAAACTTTTGACTGGACATTCACAACAGACAAAGGTGAAGATATAGATATACATTTGTTCACAGGGTTTGCAGAAGGTTGTGAACAGTGTGGCAACCCAGAAGAGATGTATTGGTGTAATGAGTGTGAAGCAAATACAGAAGAGAGAGATTGTCCAGCTTGCGGTAAGGTTTTAGAGGTCGATAAAAAATATCATAATGATTGTAATTAATAATTAACGAATAATAATTTATGGGAATAGATTTAGAAGCAAAAGGTGATGACTATCTATGTAACCGTTCAGAAAAGTTATATGATAAGTTAGCAAAGTTATTAGATGAGAAAGGTTTGAAGTTATTAAATGATTTACTTGAGGTCGAAGAAATATTATACACTAGGGAGGGTAGATAATATGACACAAGAAGAGGAAGAAGACTTGAAATATGAGAAACTAGTAGCAGAAGCAGAAAGTCGAGAGAGAGATTTAGCAGAGCAAGAAGATTAATAATTAATAAGTAAACAATTTATGAAAACATGGAAACTTATTTTATTGGTATTAGTATTAGTTATTGGCACATATTATGCAAGTAATAAATTACATATCAATGAAAGGAAAAACACAACAGTAGAAATAAAGACAACAAAGAGTGAGATTGAGAAGATAATGGATGAAGAGAGTTTTAAGAAAGCAACAATACTAAGAGCTAGAAAAGTTGCTAATGATAAAAAGAAAGATGTAGAGATACAACGCAATAAGGAAATCATGGCAAATATAGAGAAGGAATATGAAGCAATAAGAGCAGATGAATTGACATTAGTAGGGAGTGCAGATGTTTCTTTAAAATAACCCCTCACGCACTAGTAGTAACAAAAGCAATAGTGCAAAATGAAAGTGAGGGGAATTGTAATGCTCGTGGTGGCTCAGGAGAAAAGGGTTGTACCCAACACATGCCTGATACATGGAAGCATCATAGTAAATTAGTAGTAGGATACGAAGCTCCTATCACATATACAAATGAAGTTTATATAACAGCTCATATTATACAGAAATGGATTGATAAAGGCTACACAGACTATCAGATAGGTCTACTATATAATGGGGGACAATTAAAAGCAAAGAAAGGAGTAAATAAGTTTGGTATAAAGTACGATAGTGGAGCTTACGCCAGAAAGTTAGTAAAGAATATTATCAACATAGCAGAAGCGAATGATTAAGAAATGAATACAATTATATCACATTTAATAAGTGAAGACACAAGAAAAGAGATGGCAGAACTTAAAATACTTATTAATAAATATGTTAAGATTCTACCCAAAGCAAAACAATGTAAATATTGTAACAATGAAATACAATACACAAAAGATGGTTTTGGACAAGGATATATAAAAAATGGGTTCTGTGATGCTTGGTGTCAAGAACAAGTGGTACACACAAGAAAATCTAAACCACACTTTTGTAAATACTGTAATAAACAAACTTTCGCACCAAGAAATAAAAATGGACATAGTACTGGAGTATATCCAAAGCACTGTGAGGAATGTATAAAGGTCGGTAATCATAGATGGAGAGGTGGAAATAAAAAAAGAAATGAGACTACATGAAATACCAAGAGGGTCGTTAATAAGGGCACAGACAATTAATTCTAAGACAAAAGAGAAAGTAGGTGAGTTTCTCACATTTCATGGATTAGATGGGTTATGTAGTGTGTATGGTTCACACATGGAGTACACCTTAAAAGTTGATTTAAGCACAGAGATAGAGCAAGTGGGCGATTATTATTTAATAAAGTCTTAAACCTATGTATTCATAGGCATGAGCGAAGCGATTATGACAGTACAAGAACTTATAAATATGCTTAAAAAGTTTCCAAAAGATTCAAAGATTAATCTCGAAACAGAATACAATACCTATTTCGATGTTACAGTAGATGCAGGGCAGGGATTCATCATTATACAAGGATTAGAAGGTAGTGAATTCTAATATGATTAAACGACAGCAGAGAATTAATATTTACGAACGTGATGGTAATAAGTGTGTCAAGTGTGGGTCTATGGAGAATCTTACAATAGACCATATTATACCCCTTTCAGAAGGTGGTACACATTACCACACAAACCTACAGACCCTTTGTTGGATTTGTAACCAGAAGAAAGCAAGTATTATTCCATTTACTTTTTGGCAAAAGATAAAGAGGATATGGATTATCCCTGATATGTTTGCATCTTTTAAAAACTCTGTTCAAGGAGCAGTTATAGCAGAAAGTTATAACAACAAGAATAATATCCAAGCAGAATCATCTAAATACCAAAGTATACTTGACAGAAAGATAGTTACACAGAATGGGATAATCAAAGAGCAAGAACAAGTAATCTTAATGTTAATAGATTATCTAGGGGTTGAAGCAGTTCCTTCAAAAATAGTCAAACCTTATTTTAGAAAGAAAGAAGTTATCTCCTTGACAGACCTACAATAATGTGGTATAGTATTTAAACCAGTATTCAATCAGCACACTCTCAGAATCTAGGAAAGATATACTCGGAATTAAATACTATCTAGTATGCCACACATTTATGGGAAACCCTATCGGTGGAGTAGTTACGGATAGTATTTGACGTTTATGGGCACAATGAATAAAAAATATGTTAAAAACACTCAAATGTAAAATATGTAAAATTGAATTTAAAACCACTAACTCAAGACAAAAGTATTGTGGTAGTAGAAAGAATAAGACGGGGTGTAGTTTTAATGAATTTAAGGGAAACTATAAAGAATATTATTCCTCTACAGATAGAAAAAAGTATGTAATTGATTATGTTAGGAATAAAAAATACAACATAACAACAGAAATTTATGAAGATATTGCTAGAAAACAAAAGAACCTTTGTTATATTTGTAATAAACCAGAAATGAGTAAAAATAGAAATGGTGAAATAAGGACATTGTCAGTAGACCATAACCATATTACTGGAAAATACAGAAAGTTACTATGTTCTAGGTGTAACTCAGCTATTGGTTATGCACAGGAAGATGTTAAAATACTTAAAAGAATGATAGTCTACTTGACAAAACATAAATAACGATACACCAATAGCTTATCCACTTGACAGCAAAAATTAATAGTAATACAATTAGAAGATATGAAATTTAAAGCTTATAAAAAAATACACGCACTACATAAAGAGGAATGTGATGGAATATTAGTTGGTAAGTGCTATATCCAAGAGAAAATTGATGGAGCTAATGCCTCAATTTGGTTAGAAGATGGAGAAGTTCATTGTGGTTCACGTACACGTGATTTAACAAAGGCAGGAGATGGATTTAATGGATTTGTAGATTATGTCAAGAACCATGAAGGAATAAATAAATTACTCAAAGATAAGCCTGATATACGTTTATATGGTGAATGGCTAGTGAGACATTCTGTGGGTTACCATGAAACTAATTATAGACATTTCTATCTTTATGATATTGAGGATGAAAACGGAGAGCGTTACTCACTCGATTCAATGTATCTTATTGCAGAAGAATATGGAATAAAAACAGCTCACTTATTTAGTGTTATTGAAAATCCAACATTAGAACACATTCAAGAGTTTGCAGGTAAATCAGTTCTCGGAGTTAAAGGAGAAGGTGTTGCAATAAAGAATTTTGATTTCATTAACAAGTTTGGAGATTACCAATATGGGAAGTACGTTACACAAGAATTTAAGGAAGATAATGCTATTACATTTGGAGGAAATAATAAATTCAGTGAGACATATTGGGAGATGTATTTTGTAAATGAATTTGTTACACAAGCTCGCCTAGAAAAGATACTGAACAAGTTTTCCAATATGTCAGATGAAAAACTTGACATGAAACATATTCCACAGATAATGGGAATGATGTACCATGATGTAATTACAGAGGAGTGTTGGGCTATTGCAAAGAAGGTAAAAGAGCCTTTTAGTTTCAAGTCATTTGAGAATCTTGTTAAGAGAAAGACAAAACAAATGTTTATTAATCATTTAACTGGCGATATTTCTATCGCTGATATAAAACATGAGCAAAACAATAAATAAAAAGGGTTGTAAGATAGTCGCACTCAAAGAAGAGCTGGCTGATTATGAAATTGAAGATGTTCTCAAAACTGATTCAACTCTAGTAGTCTATTTTTATGAGATAGGAAGCTACGGAGGAAGTGGTTTCTTGGTTGGAAAGAAAAAAGATGGGGGTTGGTGGTATTCAGAGCTTGGACACTGTTCATGTTATGGAGCTACTGAAACTCTTATAAGCGATAGTAAGGTTGTTCACGAATATGAGAAAGTCAAAGAAGTTGTTTTTGCTCACTATAGTGATGACTCTCGAAAAGTATTAGCATATATAGAAAACAAAAAATACAATGACTAAACTCGTAATGTTAAAAGGACTTCCTGCTTCTGGTAAGTCAACATATGCTAAAGAACTTGTAGCTCAGGGTTACAAGCGTGTCAATAAAGATGAATTGAGGGCTATGGTAGATGATAGTAAATGGTCAAAAGAAAGAGAGAAGTTAATTAAAGTTTCTGAAAACGCATTAGCTGTTGGGTTCTTACGGGCTGGATTTAATGTAGTAGTAGATGATACTAATTTTGGCTATGAAGGAATGTGGGAACAAATTGCACAGACAAATGATGCAGAGTTTGAGATTAAATTCTTCGACACCCCTGTAATGGAATGTGTAGCCCGTGATGCAAAGAGGGGAGAAAAGAGTGTGGGTGCTAAGGTAATCTTTGGGATGTATGATAAGTACCTCAAACCTAAACCACCTGAATACAGTGATGACAAACAGAACGCTTACATCTTCGATATTGACGGTACACTTGCAAAGATGACAGGTCGCTCACCTTATGATTACACCCAGGTTCATACAGATGTTCCGAATCATAACATCACAATGATTGCACGACTACTCAAGCAATCTGGACTACCTATCATTCTTTGTTCTGGAAGAAAAGCGGAATGTAAAGAAGAAACTGAAAAATGGTTGAAAGATAATGCAATTCCATATGATTTCTTATTTATGCGAGCAACAGATGATAGTAGAAAAGATTCAATTATCAAGAAGGAAATTTACGATAGAGAGATTAAAGATAAATACAATGTGCTTGCAGTCTTTGATGATAGGAATCAAGTGGTGGATATGTGGAGGTCGCTAGGGTTGACATGCTTACAATGTGATTATGGAAATTTTTAACAATTAACATCACACACAATTATGACTAAAACAGAAATCAGGGCTGTGCTTAAAATTCCAAAAGGTATAAGAATCGCACAACACATCTATAATCTTTTTAGAGATTATGAGAGGGGTGGTTTACATATAGTTAATGATGTTCAAATGGATATTCCCCCAGGGATTGATATCTTCTATGTTGAGGATAGTGAATTTGTTGAAAAAATTAATAAGGGAATTATTTAATTAAGTAGAAATAAATATATGACAAAAGAAGAAGCATTAAAAAAGATAGAAGAATTAAAGAAATATGTAAGTGAAGAAGACAAGAAAGTTGAAAAAGTAGTAGGTGTTTGTATTAAAACAAGACTAGGGAGTGTAATCTTTCAAAGTACAAAGACAACATACAAGGAAGCAATTATTGAAAAGGGTAATGCTGACCTCAGTGATGCTAACCTCTATGGTGCTTACCTCTATGGTGCTAACCTCAGTAATGCTGACCTCAGTAATGCTGACCTCAGTGATGCTGACCTCAGTGATGCTAACCTCTATGGTGCTAACCTCTATGGTGCTAACCTCCGTGATGCTGACCTCTATGGTGCTAACCTCCGTGGTGCTAACCTCTATGGTGCTAACCTCTATGGTGCTGAATTATGTAATGCAAAGTTTTATGGTCGTGGAGGAACAAAGAAACTTACAAAAGCACAATTACCAGACTTTCTTAATGCGTTAGGTTTTCAAATTGAGGATTAGGTATTAAAAGATAAGGGGTTGAAATAATATGAAACCAAGCGACAAAATTAAAAAAAGGGCATACAGTTCAAACATTTTCTTAAAAGATGATTGGAAAGATAATCACACGAGAGAGTTTCAATGGATAAAACACATTTTAAACTGGCTTGATGAAGAATTTGAGAAGAATCAAAAAACTGTAGATGATGGAATCTTTGAAAAGTAGTCCCAGTAAGTAGAAAGGTGTATCTATGGGGGAGTAATCCCTATCAATGGTTGGTGAAGTATATAGTCCACGACTACTGTGTACTTCCCCACAGGTACATCTTTAAAACATTATCAATGTAAATAATATAATATGTCCAAAGATAACCAAAAAAGAATAGTGAGTAAGTGTTGTGGAGCAGAGTCTGGGAATAATTATGATGACTTCACAGATATTGAAGTTTGCTATAAATGTGGTAAACCCTTTGAACCTAAAGAGGAAGTAGTAGAGTGTTGTAAAGGAAGTTGCTCCTGCCATCATCCGTCTGATTGTGAGTGTAATAATCAATGTTTTTTTGATGGTTGTATCTGTAAGTGCCACACCCCTCCACTTGAAGTAAAAGAAGGGTCTAAGGATATAGAGTGGGAAAAGGAGTTTGATAAAGAATTTACAGATTTAGAAGGTAAAGAAGATGTAGAAGATGAATATTGGAATGTTGTTACTAATGATATTAAAATTAAATCCTTTATCTCATCTCTCCTCTCTCAACAAGAAGCTAAAATAAAGAGGGAGTTGATAGAGAAGATAGAGAAAAATGAAGGATGTTTATATTCAGGAGATGTAAATTACATTATAAAGTTATTAAATGAATAATACTATGAAACAAAACATTAAACAATTTATAGAGGAAGGTGAGAAGGAATTTGAGGAGAAGTTTTTTGGTTAAATCAAGTTAAGATAAGTCCTAACTATAAACAAGACCAAGAAAAAGCCGAATTATTAACTGAAGTATATAATAATGCAACCAAAGAACTTAAACAATTCATCTCCTCTCGCCAAATCTCACTTATAAAGATGATTATGGAGGATATAGAGGGTATGAAGAAAGAACTTGTAGATGAAGCTGTTACTATGAATATTGAAGATGAGAATGTTATAGAAGAATTACTTAAAAGAGCCACTCCAGTAATATACAACGAAGCCCTAGACACCATTACATCAAAGTTAAAAGAGATTATTAGAAATGTCGAAAGATAAGGAGAGGTAGGATATATATGAAGAAGTGGCTAAACAAATTAAGAATGAGATGGTATTTAAGAAAACAACCAAAAGATAGTGTGATTCATTGCGACCCTTCTGGAGATTTTTACGCAGTTTATTATAGCGACCTAAAGAAGTGGGTTATAAAAGATGGAGATTATTGTAAAATTAAGGAGTCGTAGTTTATTAGACTAGAATATAAAGAAGATAATATATGGCAAACTGTATAAGAACAAAAGAATATAGATGTAATGACGATTGTGTAATGGAAGGTTGCCCAAAGCATATTGCAATACTTGAATTTCAAAGTGTATCTAATCATTACAGATTTAAAGATGGCAAAGGAAGAACATATGATTTCAATGAAGGAGAATTACAAGCCTTTATAGATTTAATCAAAGAATTAAATAGAGTAGATATGGTACATTTCTAGCCCCATAAGAGATATAGAGTAACATTAAATTATTAGTGCAGATAAAATAATATGATACACAAATCACCAACATATAAAAAAATAGAGCAAGATGTAGCAACCTGTCCTAAGTGTGGAGATATAATGATTAAATATCCATTTGAATGTTCCTGTGGAAAATGGTCGTATGATGAGAAGAATAATGAGTTTGAGGTGAAATGAAAGAAACAGAAGAAGTAAAACTAGCCAATATTATTAGTATTCATTGTGTTAAACTAAAACTTCCAAATACTCCGCTTAATGGTAAGTATGTTATTGATGATGTGTTTGATTTAATTAAAGCTATTGACAATTACTATTATAAGAAATATAAAACTAATGAAATATAAAACAGGAACATTTAATTTAATACCAAACAAGGAATATCTAAAAGGTAAACCAGCAGAGATGCAATCCATCTATTTTTGGATTGTAGACCATGCGAATAAGGATGGTCAATGCTTCCCTGGAAGGAATACAATAGCAAAAGAGTCAGGATGTGGGGTTAGAACAGTAGATAAATATCTAAAACAATTAGAAGAAGAAGGTTTTCTAACTAAAACTCTACGTCATAAGAAGGACTCAAAAGAGTTATCAAGTAATATGTATCAACTTTTACTTATAGAAGACATAGAGGAGGTGTTACCCTTTTTACCACCTGGTCTTACCCAAAACGACACTACAGGTCTTACCCAAAAGAGCACTGTAACTATACCCAATGAACTATACCCATTAACTACTTATAAAGCACCTACGGTGCGTGAGGGAAACCTCACTCAAAAGGAGAAGAAAGCTCAGGAACAGGCTCTAAAGAAAACAGAGAAACTCCGAGTTCGCACGGAACTTGAAAATTCCTACACCTTTAATGCAGAAATGGAAAAACTAAAGGTTGGTGCTTGGAAGGGAGATAGGATAATTTACTTGTATTGGTTGAAGAAGGGGGTTAAATTTGATAACTTACTCCAATTTGAAATTGCAAAAAAGAAAGAAACACGCCCCGCCTCCCTTTTATTAGGTTATAATTCCGACCAAGTTGAAAAAGCTATTGAGTACTGTGAAGAAAATTACACTAAATATCCATGGAACTTATGGACTGTTGGAAAAGTTATTATTAATGTCGTGAATAAACATGATTAAAGATAAACCAATCAAAGAAATAGTTTTAAAAGAAGCTGAACTTTATGAGTACAAGGGGGCTGACCAAGTTGTTCCTGCTTCTGTTATCGCAGAAACTCTTTCTCATTCTAAGGATGCAATCTTTAAATTTAAGACAGGTATTCCGTCTATGGATAGAATTCTTGATGGTGTTGAATGTGGTGAACTTATTCTTGTTACTGGACTTCCTGGAGATGGAAAAACTACCTTCTTGATGACCATCACACGTAATATGGCACTACTTGGAGTTAAATCTATTTGGTTTACTCTTGAAGTTACTCCTTCACAGTTCCTAGAAAAGATGTCAATGAAAGATACTATGCCTGAATTCTATATGCCCGCAGACACAGCAGATAATTCACTGAAATGGATTGAGGAACGTGTTGTTGAATCACGTGCTAAATATGGAACTAAGGTAATCTTTATAGACCACATCAATATGATTTATTCTCTAGACCAGTACAAAGGTAACACTTCACTTGAACTTGGAGATATGGTGGCGAAATTAAAACAGATAGCAATTAAATACAATCAGATTATTTTTCTAGTTGCTCACGGTAGAGACCCAGACACTCAGACAATGAAAGAACCTACACAGTATTCAGTGCGTGATTCAGGAATGATTATCCGTCTTGCAGATACAGTTATGGGAATTTGGAGAGTTAAGAATAATTCTGACCCACTGAGTACAAAACTAGATGTAATAGATGAGAATGATAATCAATCAAAGATACGCATTTGGAAGAATCGAAGAGTGGGTAAACGTGGTTTCTTCTTTATGGAACACAAAGACCACTACTTGACAGAAATAGATAAGAACGCAAACCTTAATAACTTTGTCGGAGAGTTAAAGAAAGAAAAATTATTCTAATCTCTTGTAATCAAGAGTATGTAAACTTATGAAAACACTTAAAGAAGAATGGAAAATATTTTGTAGGTATCTATACTCAAATATTCTCCAGATGGAGAAGGGTATTGATTCTGAACTTGAAGAGAGTTTCCGTCAAGATAAACCTTTCACAGATAGATTGCGATTAATTAATAAGATTAAGTATTGTAAAGAAGCTAAGGAGAAGATTGTCAAGTCGGTTCATGAGAGAGAGTTCTACTTACAAGATGGAGATGTTGAGGTTATTGAGAAGTTTGGATATACCTACTACTTCAAATACATGGATTGTTACTTATAGTTATCCCCTTGACATGTGTATTACGATTTGATACACTAGATACATGGTGTATTGAGAACAGGGGTGTGGGGCATACAGGACACTAGTGTACTCATATAAAGTCCATGCACAGTACAACCACCCTTGTCGTGAGTAAATCATATGGGTCGAAAATTAAAAATTAATCATAATAAATAAATGACACATAAGTTTAAAGTAGGAGATAAGGTAAGAGTTAGAGATACACCTAATGTTAGAAGTTTTTCAGGTGCTTATTATTCGATTGGTAAAGTGTTTACACTAAATAATGATGATGTAAGGAGTATGAACGATATTTATAATAATTTGGTTCTTCTCAATAATAATAGATTTAGTTGTAATTATGTTAGGGAAGATTTTGAGTTAGTTGAACAAGAATGTGAGCCATCTGGAATAACAATTAATTCAGTAAGTCTTAAACGTGGTGGAATTTATAAAATGGGATTGGATGTTGGTTTTATTGGGGAGATTGGGGGTTATAAATTTTATCAAAATAAAGAAGAAAAAAGTATTATGTCAAAAATATCAAGTTACGTTAAGAATTTAACATTGAGTGCAGAAGAAAAACTTCTAAGGAAGTATGGTTTAAAAAATGAGTGTGGTGAAGTTACAGGTGAGGGTATAAATGCTATAAATGAAAAGTTTTATAACTCTCCAGAAAATGTTGCATACCTAGTCAGTATTGCACAGGGATTAGAAGAAGAGTCTAATAAGAAATAAATAATTATGCAATTAGAAAAATACGAAGGTGGTAAGAAATATATAACAGTACTCGCTGATGGTAAGTTCCACCAAGTAGTACCAGAAGGTACAGAGGGTGCGGTTAAGCGTGAGATAAAAGATAAGCAAACAGGAGAAGTTACATCTGTTAAGAATGAATTGGTATTTGATTCTGTAACAGGTAAAATTACAAAGCTATCATTTGAGGATAGTGAGTATGGAAAGAGTATTCAGGTTGAGCTTGATGGTGAAGGTGTATTGTCTCTTGGAACAGCTACTAACTTTGGTGAAGACCTAATGAAGAAACTTCCAGCTATTGACTTTTCTAAGAGTGTTAAGATTGTTCCATTCTCATTTGAAGCAGAAGGAAAGACAAAGCGTGGTACGACTGTTTATCAAGATGAACAAAAAATTGATTCATTCTATTGGGATAAAGAAGCTAAGGCTAATGCAAATGGTATTCCAGAAGTAGAAGGAGACAGTAAGAAATTTGATGCTGATGATTGGAAAATTCACTTTATGAAAGTTCGTAAATTCCTAGTGGCACAAGTAGAGAAACTCCCAATCTTTTCAGCGAAGGCACAGTCTAATCTAGAGAAGATGTAATATGAAAATACTACTATCTACAGTCCTGATTATACTGTTCCTAATCACTGGGTATGTAATCAACTTTGTAAAGTTTGTGAAGCTTGACTTCAAGACTCCCTACAAAGCTGAGGTTATCCGTGGTATTGGAGTGTTATCAGGTATTGGTGCTATAGTCGGTTGGATTAATATTAAAGATAACTAAAAATAATTATGGCTAAAATGAAAGGTACAATTGAAGATGAGAAAGAGTTCGCCAATAAAGAAATTGAATCTATCGAACATAAACAAGGATATTTCTTTGATGCTGTAAATCATATTCACCTCCTAAATGGTAGACCATTAATAGGAACATCTTCAATGGCTTCTGTTTTGGCAAAACCCTTGACATGGTGGGCTGCGGGGTTGGCTGTTGAAAAACTCGGATGGCTCTATAAGGGAAACAAGCAAGTTGGATTCGCTCCAGTTGCAGATAGATTAAAGAAGGCTAGTGAATTTAAAGCTAAGATTCCTGGAATGTCTGATGAAGAATACTTAACACTCCTTGATGATGCTTACAAGGCACACTCTATCAAGCTCTCCTCTACTGCTGTTGCTGGTACAGATATGCACGAAGTGATGGAGAATTACGTCAAGCACTGTATTTCCAAGAATGGAGGTGCTCCTGATGCAAATTACAAACTCCTTGCTTTTGGTCAGAAAGAAAACCAAGATAAACTGCAAATACTTATTGATTGGTCAATCCTTAATGTAAAGCGTTTCCTTTGGAGTGAAGTGAATTGTTACTCAGAGAAGTTGTGGTTGGGGGGTATATCAGACTGTGGATTTGAAGATAAGGATGGTAAGTATGGAATCCTTGATTTCAAGTCAAGTAAGGATATTTATCTTCCTCAGTTTTGGCAGTGTATTGGGTACGCAATTCAGCTTGAAGAGAACGGAGGATTCACTCCAGAAGGTGTGAAAGTTCTCACTCTTGAGAAGCCGATTGACTATGTGTGTGTACTTCCTTTTGGAATGAAGAATCCAACAGTACAATACAACTACGATGTAGAAGGTGGAAAAGAAGCGGTGAAAGCTATGATTACGCTTTATAAGAAGCTAAATTAGGTCTTGACAAATTATTAATAACATGCTATAATAGTACGATGAATGGAATATTTACAAGTCCCCGTTTTTGGTTAATAGTAGTAATAGGGGTACTACAGAGTTTAGTGGTTTTTAAGGTTATAGATGGTGTTCAGGCTGAATCTCTTGTACAAATCGTACAATCAGTTCTTGCTGGTATTGTTACTGTTCGTACAGTAGATAAGTTAGGAGAAAACAAAGAAGGTGCAACAACAGTTAGTATGCCTGAGAATGTTTCTTCTGTTACAGCTACAAAAAAGAAGAAATAACAACGTCTGACAGTACGTAACTGTTAAGTATGTTTAAAAAAACAATAATGGTGGTCATTATCTGTCTCTCCCTGTTAGGACAACCTGCAAAGGGTTCAGATGAAGCTCCCCCAAAAATAAAGACTGTAGATGAACACATTGTCGAAATCTTTGGTGCTAAAGCCAAGATAGCGAAGGCGGTGTTCATCCATGAGTCTGAGGGAATGAAGCTAGATGCAGTTAACTATAACTGTTATTATGGTGGTCGTTCTACATTTTGCAAAAAAGAGGATAGAGCTAAAGCGTGGTCTGTTGATTGTGGGTTAGCACAAATTAATGTGAAGGGAACGGTATGCCCTAAATCATTACTCACTCTTGAAGGTAATATGAAAGCAGTAGAGAAGATTTATAAAACCCAAGGATTAAATGCGTGGGTATCATATAAATCAGGTGCATATAAGAAATTTATGTAGAAATGCGGGTGGTCGGTAAGGCATCGAGGAAGGCTCATAACCTTCTTAAAGTTGATTCGATTTCAGCACCCGCAACAATTGCGTTATATCCCATGGAGGGAAGCCTGACTGTAAATCGGGTGTTCGTATGTAACAACCTAGTTCGATTCTAGGATAACGCACCAGAGAGAGATGTTGGTTCGACCCCAACACTTAAGCGTTAGCTAAGTTCGTCTAATGGTAGGACACTCTCATTTCAGAATTTAGCGTAATGGTAGCGTATACGTTTTGGATACGTAAGGCAAAGGTTCGATTCCTTTATTTCTGACTGTGAGTATAGTGTAATGGATAGCACTCCTCCTTGTGATGGAGTTAGTATGGGTTCAAGTCCCATTATTCACCCCAGGGAATGACGGGGAAGAGATGTGAGTCTGGAAATGATTCCATCTAATGTGAGTTCAACTCTCACCATTTCCACAATTGACAATCCTTTATTGGGGTGTCTTTTTGTTTTATACACTTGACTTTTAATCATGAAAGGAGTATAATAGAACTAAATAATTTTTCTCATATTAAATTCCATATTATGAAAAAGAAAACAAAACACCATCTCATTCCTAAGTGTAGGAAAGATAATTACAAGAAAAAGATTATTTGTGAGACTTCTCGTACACTTATGTTATGGGAAAATTCACATAAAAATTGGCATTTTTTATTTGGCACAATGACGTTGCAAGAGATTATCCTAACCCTACAAAGAATCCACAAGATTAAATTTGGTTATCCGTTCCGAGAAAACCGCCCTTAATCCAATCGTAATGAAGAACTAGAATCCTTATTCTTTTTGTCGCTCAGACACTAGAGTGAAAAACTAAAGCCCCGACAGAAATGTTGGGGCTTGACTATTTATGATTATGTAACACTTATCCACTTGACAAGTAGTATCACGATTTGCTATAATGATTTACATGAATAAAAAGTTAGTGATTCACGAAGGTGGTTTTAAGAGAGAGGGTAAGGATTCAAAAGTTGATTATACTTTGATTCCAATAAGTGTTCTAACATCTATTGCAAAGCATTATACAGATGGTGCTAAGGTTCATGGTCGAGATAATTGGAAGAAGTCAACCGATATGGAAACCTTTAAACAATCTGCTTTTAGACATCTAATATCTGCATTAGAAGGAAAGAAGGATGAGAATCATATTATAGCTTGTATTTGGAATTTAATGGCTCTTGAATATAATGATAAAAAATAAAGAAGAAAAGAAAGAAGAGGTTGTCCTAACACGATATGAGAAACGTAGGACTGCCAAATTTGAGAGAATGGATAAAACCACACTCTTTAATAAAATGTTTAAGGTGAAACAACCAAGTAAGGTTACACCAGAGCAATATTCAAAATCACAAAAAGCAAAAAACATTTTAAAACTAATGCGTGTGCTTAAAGCCACGAAAGACCTTGAAGCTAGAGATTCTCTGCAAAACAGAATAGCAAAGCTAATTAAAAAATATGGATATGATAAAATATAAACCCAAAGTCTTGATTTATGATATTGAGACAATGGCAAATCTTGCGTATGTATGGGGAAAGTACGAACAAGATGTTGTAGCTTATGAGAAGGAATGGTATATGCTTACATTTGCATATAAGTGGTTAGGAGAAACAAAAACACATGTTCGTTCTTTACCTGATTATAAAACATGGAAAAAAGATAAAACAAATGATTTTGAATTAGTTGAAGAATTATGGAATCTATTTGATGAAGCTGATATTGTTATTGCTCATAATGGAAATTCATTTGACCAGAAGAAATCAAACGCACGTTTCATTTTTCATGGTTTACGTTCTCCATCTCCATATAAACAGATAGATACAAAGTTAGTTGCTAAGAGATATTTTAATTTTAATAGTAATAAATTAGATGATTTAGGTAATTACTTGGGTCTTGGTAGAAAGATTAATACAGGTGGTTTTGAGTTATGGTTAGGTTGTGCTAGTGGAGATAAGAAAGCTTGGAAGAAGATGTGTGATTATAACAAGCAAGATGTTGTTTTATTAGAGAAAGTATATCTTAAGTTGAGAGGTTGGGATACACAACATCCAAGTGTAAGTTTAATGGCTGGAGATAAAACAAATTGCCCTGTATGTAATTCTAGTAATAAGAAAAAAAGAGGATTTAATTACGGAAAAACAACAGTATATCAAGCTCTTCAATGTTTAGATTGTGGTCGAAGATACCAAGGAGAGTTAGTAAAATAAAATCTCTTGTAATCAAGAGTAACGAAGTTATGAGTAAAGAAAGAAAAACAGAATTTATAATAGTGAGAGTAACACCAACAGAGAAGTCGAACTTTCTAAAAGGTGCTAAGAAGTTGGGTCAGACTATTTCACAATATGTTAGAGCCTTGCTTGAATTAGGAAAATGAAGACTTGTCCGAGATGTAAAAATTCATTCAGTTTATCAAATTTTTACAAAAACAAAAGAACAGTTAGTGGTTTATCTTGTTATTGTAAGGGTTGTAACGGTGAGATGAATAAAAAATATTCTCCAAGGTACAAAGGAAAACAAAAGGAATATCAAAAAAAGTTTTATATCTTAAATAAAGATAAGATGAATAAGGAGAGTAATGATAGGTGGAGAAGGGAAAGGATGGAATGTTTGGTTTATTATAGTAAATCCACAATACCATTCTGTTATTGTTGTGAAGAAGATAAGTATGAGTTTCTTGCTATAGACCATATTAATGGAGGTGGAAATAAGCACGTTAAATCAATTGGTGGGAAATTGGTTAGATGGTTAATTAAAAATAAGTTTCCAGAAGGTTTTAGGGTTCTATGTCATAATTGTAATATGGCTCTAGGGCATCATGGATATTGTCCACATGAACAAAAATAAATGCCAAGAATCGTCATTACAGGGTCAACCCCCAGCAAAAAAAACAGCAAAATTATTAGTTGTAGAGGGAATAGACCATGTCTTTTCCCGTCTGCAAAATACTATAAGTGGCACAAAGATGCACTCATTCAACTCGCAGGAAAAGAAAGTATTAAGAAAAATTCTATCACGCTTACGTTCTTTGCAGGAGACAATAGAAAATTTGATTTAACAAATAAAGCAGAGTCCATAATGGACACCTTGGTTGATGCTGGTTTACTTGAAGATGATAATTATAGTGTAGTGAGTGAGTTGTGTTTGAAGTTTGGAGGGGTAGAGAAAGATGGTGCTAGATGTGTTATTGAGTATTAATAATTAATTAGTTAAAATAAATATATGATTATAAAATGTAATATTGAATTAAAAGATTTACCAGGTAATGTTTTAAAAGATACTTCTGGGGAAGTTGTTACACTAGGTAAAGCACTTGGTAATATACTTCTTCAAAATGATGAAGGTGGGAAAATGAAATTAATGTTACTTGCTTCTCAGTTGTATCAGAAAAATAATGTTGAGGTTGATGAAGCTGATTTAGCTTTAATTAAAAATAGTGTTAAAAATACAAAAGTTTATAATGGTGCTCTTGTTCCTGGTCAATGCGAGTCTTTACTTGAAGATGTAAAGCCTTCTAAAAAAGAAAAATAATATGACATTTAAACAGGCACTTGACAGAGAATTAGAAAAGAATCCAAATGTAGGAATGTATATTCACCTTTGTCATATTCTACAAGAATCAGATTCAACACGTGCAGAGTGTTTAAAGATTTTCAATAAATATATGCCAAAAGAAGATTTCCTTAAAGGTGAACGTGGGGAGATGGTGGATTATTTGTTCAAGATTTCAAAACCCGAAATAGACTAACGTAATATAAGGCTATTTTGACAGAAAAACACCCGAAAATGGGTGTTTTTTGCTCTATAACAATATTAATGATATGGGGTGCGTTATTTAACCCAATAACAAGGATTAGGTTTAGTATTATCTATATCAACGTGGATATGTCCATCTTTGTAAAATCCTAATCGTGTAAATCCAGCTTGTACTAAAGCAAGTAGTATCTTTCCACCTGATACACCATCTTTTATAAGTAAATCTACAGCTAGACCTGTTGTGTGAGATGAATCACTAACACCGCCCACTTGTGCATTGTGTTCAGTTGTTCTATACCCACTTGTGATTTTAAATGGAATACCAGCTATACCTCGTGCTTTATCTAACATTTCTACTAGTTTTGGTTTTAATCCTACTATTTCTTTTTCGCTAAAATATTTATACATAGGTTTCTGTAATGAGTTTATAAAAGGTTGTAAGTTTTTAAATGTCCTCGCATAGTTGCCATCTACTGCATTAGGTTCATCGTTTTTATAAAAAGCCCTTCCATCAGAAGTGATGTCCATTTCATCTGTAGTTTTAAATCCTTTCTTGTTTGCCAAGAAACAAAGATAATGCATTATTTCGTGAGTTATTCTATTTGTTATTCCGCCTTTATCTTTTAGATATTTATTGATAGCTACTTGGATATAATCTGTAGTCCAAGAGGTTATAACACCATCGGTAGGTTGCTTGACTGTGTCTAAATCCCACACAAAGATATTGCCATCATAGCTATTCTCTAATGAAAGTGCATTTGATATGCCATAGTATTTTATATCTCCTTTCTTACCAGTTATAGGGTTAAATCCTTGTACTGTTTTATATGATTTGATTGAAACAGGGATATTAGTTTGGATAGATGAAAAATCTATGTCTATTTTATGTTTCGCAAAAAATAACTTGGCTTCGTTTAAGTTGCTTGAAATATCTATGTTGGTGTTTAAGTGGACTAGGAATTTCATTTAAAATAATTTAATACAAACAACATCAAAGCAAGGCAAGTGCTGAATCCCCATCCCATAACAGCTCGCCAAAATTCTAGTTTAGATACCCTACCATTTGTTTTTAATACTTGTGTTTCAATCCTAGCTAACATTTCATTCTGTTTGTCTAGTATTTCTCTTATTTCTTTTAAGAAATGGTCAAGCTCTCTTTTGCTGTAGTTTTGTTCTTCCATATTATTCTTCAGTTATTTCTTTTAAAGGAAAATCCATAAGGTCAATATCTATCTGTTTGTTTTCGTCTTGAAGTGTTTGAATTGTAATCAAATTACGTTTCTTCTTGTCTTCTAATTCTACCCTCAATACAAGCTCCTCTACTGGCACGTTTTTTGTTTTTTTAATTGTGTCATTATCAATGACTTTGATTGTTTCCATAATTATACTGATGCTGGATTAGCTTTTACTGTTCCCATTGTAGCTACAATGTCATCAGTAGATGTTGCTTCCCCTGTTATTTTTAATATGTTTGTCCCCGACAAGGTCAAACCTGTTAATTCACCTACCTCTAAAATTGTTGCAGTATTCCCCTCATAATCAAACTCAACAGAGTAGCGAACTACTGTTGAGCTTACTCGAATGATTGTGAATGTGAACTTCCAGTTTTTATCGTTCAATGCTAGTGCCCCCGAGTTGAGGAGGTTTGTTCCTGCAAAGTAGAACTTGAATGTTTTGTTGTTTGCGTTTGCTGCGGTTGTACCAGAATATTCACCTTCTATATTATCTCCGTTTGTACCGAAGATGTTTGCTTCGGTTGTGTAGGTAAAGAGGTCATCTTCACCTGTAGTGACGTTTCCGACACTTGTGAAGTATTTCTTGATAGAACCACCAAGAGTAGCCTGTTTTGTTGAAAGCCCTACTCGTACTGATGTAAGACCTCCTGTTCGGAGAATGAAACGGTCATTTGTACCAAGTCCTGCACTTTCAGAGATTTTGAATGTATCACTATCACTATTATCTATACCCACACTCCAGCTAGTAACTCCGTTGATTGTGTAAGCAGTGTATGGGTCGCCACCAGAAGCACCACCTGCAGTCATTTCATATCGAGCATGAGCTGATACACTTGCGTTGTTTGTGTTGAAAATACGGAAACCAACAATAGAGGAGCTTGAAGCATTGATGTCTAGTGTACGAGGTAATCCTTGATATAGGGTTAAAGCTCCAGCAGAACTGATACCCATCAAAGATACATATGTACCTCCATTTATAGATGCAGTCCAAACCATATCTCCACTTGGAGCAGAAGTTCCTGAAGCTGTTGATAGATACTGTTTGAAATCTATTGTTTGTGAAGCGGCAGTTGCGTCTGTTTTCCATGCAGAACCTCTAAAACGAAGCACTGGAGAGAATTGTCTAGTAACACCAGAAGTTGAAGGAGTAGTGTTTGAAAGTACAATACCAGAAATATCTGGTGAAGTTGTACCAAGTCCATCAGTAACTACATCAAGTTTTGCTGTAGGTGTTGTTGTTCCAAGACCTACAGCACCTGTTGAAGATACTTCAATACCTGGATAGTGAATAGAATATGTTTGAGAAGTTACAGTTTGAGAAACAGAAACAGTTATACTTGTAGCACTTGTAAATCCTGTAATAGTTCCTGCGGAAGTTCCATTATCAAACTCAAATAGATTTCCTACCATAGCAGATGTCCAAGTAGTACCAACACCCGTAACTGTTGTGCCTGATTGTGAAGCTGTACCAACTAGATAGCGTACAGGAGCGATAGACATAAAGTTGTTTGGAGCGATAGTACCGAAACCAGTAGAACCAGTACTTGTAATAACCATTCTACGATTAGAATATTCGAGACCACCTGTAAAGAAGTTTATACTCTTATTTGCTGTAGCTGTACCAAGAGATAGATTCCCCCCAACAACATATAAGTATGCGTTATTTGCACCATTAAGAGCTGGGAATAGAGGGTCAGTGTTAGTAGAAGAACCTATACCGAAATCGGCATAGTGTCCTGTAGCTAGTGTTCCATCATCTATATCATTAGCTACAACAAAATCAGAAGAACCTGTAGTACCATTAGAAAGATTTTGTACTTGAAGTCCAACATACCCGTTGATAGTTTCTGTAACAGTTAGAGGTACATTAGCAGAACCAGCTACAGAGCTTATACCTGCACCTGTCGCTACTTGACCAGTAAAAAAATGTCCATTAACAGCACTATGTGTTATTGTTTCTCCTCCGTCATCAATTGCAATACTTGTACTATTGCCATCTCCAAAGTAATCACCTAGAGTTGTAAGTCCTGTATTATCAGCATATATAAGTCCCCATCCACTGTAAGCAGTTGTTTTTACAGAAAAATTAGAACCAGCTACATCAAACGATGCTTGGTCTCCAGATTGATTAAATAGTCCAGTTGTTGTAACACCAGCAGAGATGAGAGAGATACCTGAGAGGTCGAGTTGGTTTGTACCATTAAATGAACCAAAACCATCAAATGAACCTCCATTGTTCCATTGGATGTCGCCAGATGAACCGCCTGGAGTACCACCGCCACCTGAGCCTGAACCTAGAATATAGTTTCCATTTGCATCTTGAGATAAACCAGTTAAAACAACATCAGTAAGTTGACGAAGAGAGTTTGCACTTCCACCCAGTCTTTGTGTTTGTCTTGAGACACGTGTATTAAAATCACCCTTAACTGATTCAATTGGAAGCCAATCAGATTTAAGTGTAGCAAGTTTGCTTGCAATTTCTTGAGCAGATTCATAAATAGCAACCTCTTTAACTATAGGAATTTCTTTGATTACTTCTGTCTTTTCTACTACCTTTGTAACTATAGGAACTTTAATTTTACTTGCAATTTCAGATTTATCAGAATCTTTTAGTATGTAATTATCACCATCCTTTCCTTTATCTCCTTTCTCACCAGGAATAGGTTTAGGTATTAAAGGCTTAATTAAGGTTTTAAGCCTATCATCTGATGGAGTTTCACCGTCTTTTCCAGGTTTACCTTTGAGCATCGAGAAAAAGGTAGTAGCCAGTTCATTCTCCTCATCAGGAGCTATAAGCTCTACTTTCTGTACTTCTGGTTTCTTTTCGTCTTTAAGACTCTTAATAGCCCCAGTTATGTCTTCATAACCTTTCTTGTGGAGTTGGAACTTTTGACGTTCAATTTTTAAGTCTGTACTTTCTTCTTTAGGGTCTTTCATTGTGTGCATTATAACATAATTATCTTACTATGTCAAGTGGAGACCAGTAATTACCTTCACCTTTTGACTTAGGTTGAGTTACTGAATTCCCTAAGAATTCCAAGAATGATGATAGAGCTGTGATTCCAACCTCTTCATCTTTTTTAATATCTTGAATTGGATTATCTATAGTGATAGGCATAAATAGGCTATTAGCAACTGAACCAACTGTGGGTTTCTTACCACTGTAATCTCTCTGTTCAAGGATATCTCTTAAAACACCAGGGGTAGGAGCAAGTTTGCCTTTCATGAAATCAACAATTATGTCAAGTCCTGTATCTGTTTTATAACCTGGTTTACTATTTACTGCTTTTGCTGTTTTTCCAATAACTGAGAAGTAAGAAGCAAGTCCTCCTGTTACGTCTACCCATTTCTTAGACCCTGGAATTCTAACTTTACCAAAAGTTGATTCTTTAGGGTCAAATCCAACATCCATGAAAGCTGACATTGTTGTCATAATACCACCAACTAGAACAAGATGTTTAGCAAGTTGTTTTCTGGCTATTTTTTGAGCTTCTATTGGGAGTGATGTATCAAATGCGTGCCTGAATGTATTAATGTTTGCTGTTTGATAACGAGCAGAGAAGAATACTTGATTAAGCCAGTGAGCTGATGCTTCAAGTTTTCCAAGTCCACCTCTTCCAGTTGTAGAGTTTGCAACACGAGCGAATCCATCCATTATTTCTTTGGAAGGTAAAGCACCACCATTTGCAGTTTTATAGAGGTCTACATATTTTTCAAATAAGTCCATTCTTGAACCTTGTGAGAACATTGTAAATGCTTCATCTGATGCTTTAAAAAAGTTACCTAGTACTGGAAATTTCTGCACTATACTTGTTGGGAAGAAATCTTCTACAACACCAATTGCGAGTTTAGATTTGATAGCTGATTGGTATAGGTCTCTTGTAACTAGGTCTGCTTTGAAGGCAGTTGACATTTCTTCCATAGCATCTTTACTAAGAACCTTACCCCACATCTTCCAAGTTTTTAATCCTTGATTACCAAATGTTTCAGGTGAAGCAGAGAGAACCTTTAATCCCTGACGAAATAGAATTGAGTTATCTAGGGATGCCTTAATAGACTTTGTTGCAGGTGAAAGAGCAACATTAAAAGTTTCCCTTAATGTTTGCCCTACAGCTCCAAGATAGTTTCCATCTTTAGCTTGTCCAGCGATTCTTTGTCCAGCTAGTTTAAGTTCACCTAAAAAGTTCTTACTAACTTGTTTCAATTCACCTACTGTATTTGAGAGTTCTACAATCTTTTTCCCCCATGCTAGTTTTTCTGGTGAACCGTCAGGTGTACCTTTTGCTGTAACAGCTAATTCATCAGCTTCATTCTTGAGAGTAAACATCTTTTGAACTGATTCATCTGGAATGTCAAGGTCGTATTTCTTGTCAAGAGTTTCTTTAACAATAGAGAGTAATTCATCTTCTTTTATTATATCTTGTTTTTCAGCTAATCTCTGTGCGATTCTCTCCTTTGTTATTGCTTTCTTTTCAAGAGACATTCCTGAAATATCATCAATAAATTTATCGAAAGCTTTCTTCTGGTTCTTTAATAAGAGAGTTTTTTCATAGAGTAAGTTGATGTCTTTGCCTTGACCAGAACCCAAGATATCATCAAGAACCTTAACACGGTCTGCTGATTTCATCCCAGCAAGGTTTAAGGATTTAACTCTTTCTATGAATTGTGGGTCTATACAAGTAGCCATATTTATTTACATACTAAACTATTAATAATATCATTCATTTCTTGTTTTGTTGGAATTTTATCAAGCATAACTTTAACCTCACTCTTTAATTTTTCAACAAGAGTCTTTTCATTTCTTTTTAGAGCTTCTTCTGATACACCAACAGCTTTTGCACGTGCTTTGTAAATATCTCTTACTGTATCTACTATATCTCCTTCTTGTGTAAGTTTATTAGCCTCAAGTTTCTTACCTGAGATAGTACCAACATTAGAATTAGAGAGTTCTTTTATAAGTTTAACATTACCAGATTTAGCAGCTTCATTCTTCATAATAGCATAATAAGCATCTGCTGGAACTCCATTTGTTGTAGCTTCTCCGCTACCCATAGCAATTCTCTTTACTCTTTCTGGGTCTTTTGCGATATCTCCATAAACTGTTTCTGAGTAGAGTTTATGATTTCCCTTATTTGCAGATTCAGGATTTACATCATCAAGAACTTTTGCTCCATAATCAACTTTAGCTTTGAATTCTGGGATAGCCTCTTTAGGAATAGATGAAGGAATTGGGGTAGAAGTGGATTGTGCAATATCAGAAACAACAGTTGGTTTAACTTTTGGAGTTTTAGGTGTTTTAACTGGAGCTTGTGGTGTTGAAGGAGGGGTAGTAAATTCACGTACTGTTTGTTGGCTTTTCAACATACCAGGCTCGGGTAATTCTATTGGTATTTCATTTGGAGTTCTAGGAGCTGGTAACATTCTGTTACTCTTTTGCATAAACTTAGGAGAAGGAGTTCCCACATCTGGGATAGGTCTATTAAGAATAGCTGCATCAGCATCAGCTCGTACCTTAGCACGTGCATCAAGAATAGCAGATGTTTTCTTTCCAAATAACTTTCTTATTCCAATAGCTGCCACAGGTGTAAGAACTGTAGATAGGGTTACATCTTTAGCTGCTTGTTCCCATGAGAATTTCTTTCCAGATTTTGCGTTTTCATTTAACTGAGAACCCCCTGTGTAAGAAGCACCTGTAAGAGCACCCTCCTTAAGAAGTTTAGGGAGATTTGTAAGAGCGTATTCTTTGAAAGTTTGTTTAGCTGCAAGTTCTGTAGTTTTTGTTACAGCTGTTTTAACTGCTGTTTTAGCAACACCTCCATAAGTTAAATAAGAAGCAAGTTCTAATCCTGTTCCAACAGATTTCTTTATTGTTTTTAGGTTCTCTTTATCAAGTGGAGATTTTGTTATATCCACCTTACCGAGTCCGTCTACTTTTCCTAGATAATCACCTGAGAATGGTTTAGTTTCTTTTTTGCCTAAAGCAATCTGTCCTGCATTAACTATGTTAGTTACTGGATTAGCAATAAGATTAGCTGCACCACGCAAAATCTTCCCACCCATAGTTGGGGTAGCTCTATTGTCTTTTAAAGATACAGGTTCTCCTTGTGAACGTAAAGTAGTTTTCTCAGTATTAACTGCTTCTAATTTCTGTTTTCCAGCGGAATATGAAGAATAGGATAAATCATTTTTCTTTTTAATTGGTTTATTACTACTCTTATATGAATCATAAGATAAGTCTAACATAATTTATTCTCCTAATTGGCTATCAACGTATTCTCTGTAACCTGTGTCTACTACATATTGATTAACGTCAACACCCTGTTGTGATAGTTTTAATTTTTGTGTATCTGTAAGTTGTAGGGTATTTTGTTGATTCTTTTGAAAATTAGCAAAATCTTTACTTAAATCAACAAGATTAGCTTTACCACCCTTTCCACCTGCATCCCAACCTGGAGCTTCTTTTAACCAATGATTTCTAAATTCTACTGGAAGTGATTTGAATAAATCTGCTGCATTATTACCTGCGGCTGTTGTGAAATAAGCTGTAGTCCAATCATTTGAAAGTCTTTCTGCTTTAGCTTGCTGTTTATCTTTTTCTTGACGTAGAGCTGTAGCATATTTTTGTTGAGCTTCAAGAATAGCCTTGTTTGTACTATTTCTAAGTTTCAATGAATCAAGCATAACCTCTCTTTCTGATTTACTTAAATCCATGTTTATTTTTAGAACATCATCTTCCATTTTAGATTCAAGTTCATTAATATCTGAGTTCATATTCATTTGAATCTCACGTGTAGCAAGTTCAAACCCTGAACGAAGAGCTTGTCTTTGTGCTTGATATTTTTGGTCAAGTGTAGCAATTCCTACAGCTGCATTTCCATCTGTATTAAGTGCTCCAATATGTGCAAGGAATTCTGTGAGATTTGTTTTCGCAAGAATACGGTTTTGTTCAACCTCTGCATCCTTCATTTCCCATTGTGCTTTTTCTTTGTCAATTAAATATTGTGCTTTCTCTCTTAGTGTTGTTTCTCTACTTAATTCTTTACGTGTTATAGAATCAATAATAGCTTGACTATCTAATTTAGTTTGTGCAAGAATATCATGTGCAAGTTTATCTTGTTCTGAATTAAACTGTGAAGTCATAACAGTTTCTTTATTTAGTAAATCAGCCTCAGCTTTTAAAGCAGTAGGTGTATTTTTTGTATTAATTAAATCAAGGTATTGAGCTGTTCCTTGAGCTGGAACAACACCATTTGTAGCTGGTACAACCTTAGCTTTAATACCATTAAGAATATCTTGTGGTGTCTTATTTGTAGCTTTAGCTGTTTTGTCAATGTTTGCTCTAAATACAGAATCTCCATTATAAGAATTATCAACATCTTGAGGAGAGTTGAACATATTCGCAGTTGTTGATTGATAGTTTACTATTTTATTATCTTGGAATTCACCTCTTTGATTTTTATCCCAAGCATTACCTGGGGTAATATCACGAAGAAGACCATCTGTTAATCCTGTAATATTTGCTGTAGCAGTTACATTTGCTTGAGGAGCTGGTGGTGTTATATTCTGAGTTACAACTGTTTCTGCTCCTGTTACTGGGTCTATGGTTGTTGTTTTAGCTGTTGTATCTGTTGGTGTCTTGGAACTTTTATTAGAACCTCTATTAGAATTACTACCTACAGTTGGAGTGGATTGATTAGATGTTGCAGGTGTAAATGGAGCACCATTTGTACCATAACCAATTGGACTATCTTTAGCATAAGTCATATTAGGTACATCAGAAGGGAATGTTTGATTTTTTGTTCCTGGTTTATAATTAGCTGGAACATCAGCAAATGAACCAAGTGTTCTGTATGCAGTTTGTTCTTGTGATGGATTCATACCAGTACCAACTGGGAATACCATAGACTCTTTTCCTGTTTTATTTGTAGATGGTAAAGCTCCAAATGCACTTGCACCTTGACCACCAACTTTATTAAATATGTTAGAGAAGAATGAATTTACCTCTTGAATAAAATTCTTTTTTGGAGCAGGAGTGGAAACATTAATGGCATCTTTATTTATAGCACTACCATTTGTATCAGCATAAGAACCCTTAAATGTACTTTGGTTAGGAGTTGTTTTCTTTGTAGAAGTAGTCATTGAAGAATTAGCTGATGTAAATCCACCACTACTCTTATTAGAACCACCAGATACTTTTTTAGTAGTTACTCCTGGAGCGATTGTTGATGTTTTAGAACTAGGAGAAGTTGAACCATTAAGATTAGAACTACCTTGTGTGAATGTTTTATCATTAACAACTACCGATTGACCCTTCGTTAGTTTTGCTCCTGTTTTTGGATTGTATTGTACTGTTTGTGCCATATAAATTTATTTACTAATAAGGTATTTTCATTACTATTATTACAACATTTGATAGTGTTCCAACATTAGAAGTTACTGTAATATTTTGTGTTGCTACTCCTGGTGTTTCTGTATACATAAGAGAAAATGGAACTGTATTAACTGATGATGTGTCATCAGATGAGACAGTATCTTTTGTAACTCCATTATAATTCAACGATACTACTCCAATAGTTCCTCCAGTAATTGCAAATGTTCCTTTCGCCCAAACTATTACTTTTTGTGATGCTATAGTGTTAAGAGAATGAGTAACCCCAGTTGTAGTTTCAATTATTGGTAAAGTACTTAATCCCCTAGTTGTAGTTGTAGCATTAGGAGCACCCGCAGCAATAATTGCAGCTATAGTATCAGTCATTTCAGCCCAATGTTCTGCTGTAACATTCATTCTAATTGTTTCACCAATTGTATGAGTCTGAGCTGTAGTTCCACCAAGACCCCTATCTCCTATATTTGAGATTGTTATAAAAGCTCCATAAGCATTAGAACCAGTAGCAGAGTAATAAACTATTTCTCTAAGTGTAGAGTTATTTGGTGAAACAACTAACCAACCTGATGTTGGAGTTGGGGCTACTGCGACATTAAAATCACCTGTTGTAGCAGTCCAGTTTCTTGTGATTGTTGTTTTGTAAAAATTTTGTAGTACTGACATATTATGGTTTTGTTACTGGTACTAATACCATTAGTCTTCTAACTACTGCTGTTGCGTTGTATGATGCTTCAAATCTTCCTATATATAATCTATTTGTACTAATTACAGCACTTATACACCCTGATGCTCCATCAGTTTCACTGCATGATATTATTGTGGTGTCTGTAAAAGCAGATAGAAAAACATCATTTGCTTTTCTAATTAGATATTGTGTTGTATCTGTTAAAATAATATTATATATATTAGTACCATCATATATAAATGAACCTAATGCTCCAAATCCAGCAGCAGTTGTTGATGTTGTAGAAGTTGTTAAAGTAGTACCACTAATAGAAAGTCTATATGCAGTTGTAGATGCTTTTGATGTTGCTAAATAAAGATAAGTTCCATCAGTCCAAGTAGAAATATCATAGTTTGACCCAGATGTATCTATTGATGGCATGGTTAATAATGTTTCACTTGTTAAATCTGCAAGATTATACCTATAACCAACAACACTATTTCCCGCATCATAAAAACCATATAAATAACTTCCTACTATAACCATTGAACTGTAAGAACCAACAGGTGTAGCGTTAACTGCGTGTGTTTGTTTATATATTCCCGTATTAGTATCTCTTTCGTATCTAAAAAATTCTGTTGCAGCTAATGATGTTGAGATAATTATTACTGAACCATCTTGATTAGAACATGAAGCCTGTAAGCTTTCACTAGCTAATCCCTTTACAGCAATTCTTTGGTAAAAAGCTGGAGTTGGGAGTAAAGAAGATAATGAAGAACTAATCCAATCTGTTCCGTTAGAATTCATTATATTTCCACTTGCACCTGGAGCTACAAATGGAATATTATGAGCTGTATTAACATTATCAGGGGTAATTAATAGAGGATGACCAGCCCCACTAGTAGCAGTACCAGCATCAATCTCTGCGGGAGTGGCTAATTCTCCACCCCCAAAAGTTGTAGTGGTAGCATCCACAACACCAGCAGCTACAATATTAGCAATTTGGTCATTCATATCATCCCAATATTCAGCTGTTATATTCATTCTTATTGGTTCACCTTGAGTATGTATTTGTTCTGTTGTACCACCAACACCACGTTGAGATACTGTAACATAATCACCATTTAAATCTGTCCCAGTTGCAGTATATTTAATTATTTCACGAATAGTTGAGTTATTTGGAGATATAACAAGCCATCCAGATGAAATGGTTGGTTTTACACTAACATAGAAATTACCAGTCCCAATAGACCAGTCAAGTAGTAGTGTTTGTTTATAAAAATTTTGTAAATCGTAAGCCATTTTATTAAGTGTATTATACCATTAATTTAGTATTTTGTCAACTATCGAATAGAAACTATTCCTCCAGGTGCGAATGTCTTTTTTTCCTGTTTTGTACCAGAAAGGGCAAATTGAGCTATTGTGAATGTTTCAGAAAGTCCACTATTTGACAATTGAACAGTAAGAGATTGTGCTTTAGAGAGAAAAGATATTCTACGTTTAATAAATGGAGCACTAATAGGTGATTGTCCGAATCCATCAGCAACAAGGTTCTCTCCATAATCAACTTCACCTAAAGTAGCAAGTTCATCTTCTGTTCCAAGTCCAATATAGAATGTTTTACCTAGAGATGTTCTAATATCACTCTTATCTTGATAAATCGTAACAGCAATTTTAGCTTGAAGATTTTTAAACATTAAATCTAGGTAACGATATATATTAAATAGGTTGAAATCCTTATCTTCAACTTTCTTGAATATTACAGTTCCAGTAATAGCAGTAGAGTTATCATCAAGAAGAGTATCATCCCATTTTAATGTAGCAAATGGAGTAACATTCTTTGCTGAATAAACTGTATTATTTATAGAATATAATTCAGAACATTTTGATTTATCTCTACTTACGTATTTAGTCCAACTATTCTTATAGAGTGTGTGGCAAACAAAAAGATTATCATTTAATGTGTATGTTACTGGTGTTAATCCAACAGCAAGATAAAATCTTCGATTATTATAATGACAAGCGATATAAGGATAATTTGTTTCTGGAATTGTGAGTAATGTTTCTTTGATTGGCTCTGAAAGGACAGAAGAAT